ACCCTGATGACCGCTCAGCGTCTTCTGCTGGACACCGGGAACCTCAACATGTTCCACCAGTCCATCGGTTCGCTGACTCTGCTCGACGACTATCGTCGTTGGCGTGATCGGGTGTTCCTGGACGAACTCTTCAAGTCTGAGTCCCGTGGTCAGTCAAGCGATACCCAGGGTGGTTACTACTACCCCAACGGTAAGAGCAAAACTGGTGTCACCGTTGATACCTATACCGCTGCTGAATTCGCTGCTGAGCGCTATAAGTTCAACGTTAAGACCGACCTTCTCGAGGTTGTCAAGAGCCTGCGTAAGCGTAACGTTCCTGTGTTCCAGGACGGCTACTACCGCTGTATCGCTGATCCCTCCTTCATGAAGGATCTGCGTGCTGATCAAGGCTTCCGCGAGGTTGCTCGTTACCCCGGCATGGGCGCACCCAACCCTCTGATGGGTATGGCTTCCCCCAACGCTGCTGTGTACCAAGGTGGCCAGTACGGCCAAGCTCAGTTCGTGGCTGGCGAACCCGTGATGCCTTCCGGCTTCGTGTTTGAAGGTGTTCGCTTCTTCGAGACCACCAACATGCCCAGCAAGACCGCAACTGTCAACTACGGCGACGGTGCTGGCGCTGTGACTGATCGTTCAACTCCTCCCGGACTGTTCTTCGGTCCTCAGGCAGTTGGTGTTGGTATTGGTGGCCCGAACGCTCAAGTTCTCATCAACAACAACGACGACTTCAGCCGCTTCATCATCCTCATTTGGCAGCTGTACGCAGGTTTCGCGAACCTGAATAAGGACTTCGTGACTACTGCCTTCACTATCGTCGATCCTTGAGGAGGTATAACTAAATGGCATCTTACACTGCTGAAAAGGGCGCTATCCTGCACCCTGGAAATCAAATTAACCGCCTGTCCTCCTACAACACTGAAGGTGTTTATGGTTGGCCTGGCATCGAGGCTTACGAGCTTATTGGTTATGCCAAAATTACCAATAAGTCCGGCACTAAAGCCGACTTCAAAACCCTGGATCTGATCGTCCCCTCTCCTGATCGTCGTCCTGATGATCGCGTGCGCGACGATCGTACTACCATGGTTGTTCAGGCTAGTACTGCACGTCCTGCCTACATCTATGGCGTTTCTCTCGCCATTGGTCAAGACAGCCCTAGCGCTGGTGAGCCCTCTTACCCCGCTTCTCCGCTGACCGCTGACATCCAAGGCACCAACACCGAAGTACTTTGCTTAGGTGGCGACAACTCCGGCGCTCCTGGTCTGCCTTCTTCTACCGTCACGAACGGCCTTCGTGCTGCTGGTGCAAGCCTGGCCATCGGTGCTTCCGGTATCGCTCAGGGCACCAGTGACGTCTCTGCTGGTCATGCTCCTTTCCTGACCTCCATCACCAACTCAGGTTCTACCTACACTGGTGCTGACTTTGCTGATGCAATGATGTTTGAGGCCACGTCTGATTTGACGTTCAAGGTCTTCAACATGAACGCTGTGGCAAACACCGGTGCTGCTAACGGTGACGGTGTGTTCATCTCTGACGCCGACGCTGATGCTGGCAAAGCTGCCTACATCATCGCTCGTGTTAACTACCTGCGTCCCGCAGCTGCAGCTACCTTCAATGACATTGTTGGTATGCTGGACTTCGCTTCCCAAGTGGGCGGCACCGACAGCTGATTTTTCGTTACCTCTTTCATACGGCGGGTCACCACGACCCGCTTTTTTATTGCTTGTAAGTATTTACTTTGGTAGGCTATATCAGTAATTAAAGGTAGTCATGCTCTATCAAAACCGTATCACAGGAGGATTAGTTGAGGTCGTCTCTCAGCATGGAGAAGGCATCCTTATGTGTCTTGATGCGAATGAAGAAGTTATTTACATCGATGAAAGCGATCTTACTCCGCATCTCGACGCGACCATGGAGCAAGAGCGCAATGAAACGCGCCTGACAGAATCTTTGGCTTCAGAGGGTGTAAAGCCGGCCAAGCCCTCGAAGAAAGAAACCTTTCCTATTGACACTAGAGTAAATATCAACCTCGCCTCAGCACGTCAAATTGCAGACGCCCTTCCAGGAGTTGGTCTAAAGACTGCACGCGATATTAAGGACTTGCAACTCACCCTTCCTGGTGAGCGTTTCTCACGTCTCGAACAACTGAAAGGCGTAAAGCGTGTTGATTGGGAAGAGATTTTCAAAGAGAATCTTGTCCGCGTTGAGTGATTATTGGCGCGTGTTAATCTGTTATTGGTGCATATAGTCTTTGCACGCTAATGCGAAGGTGAGCATTAATGAAGCTTGATACTTTCTTAAAGTCAAAAGTACGCTGGCATTTGGGGTACAATACTACGTCGATTCCTGCCGGCGATTTGGCACGATTGGAAGAGGCTTTGGATAACGTACCAGATTCGTTTTGGTACTCCAAGATTGTTGAACAGGTTGAGCGGTGCGATGAGGCTGAAAAACGCACCGACATGACTGGCACTATGAATAACTCAACCGTTCCACGTGGGCGAGTTGAGTCAATTGCTGGCGACGTTGATCGTACTATCGCAACCACGGATTTCAAGGAGACATTGAAAACGTGGACGCAGATTTATATGTATGAGACTGATCGTTTAGCGTTGCACTTATATGTACCTAATTACAGAAATCCTGAGCAAGCTCGTTACAGGTTCAACAGGGAAGGTGCTGAATTTATCCAGGCTCTTCCTGGTCCTGCTGATGTTGCTGTCGGCACCCGCCTCTTACTCGAAACCAACCACAGATAATATGGCAAGACAGGTATCTCAAGCTCAACTTGCGGGGCTTCTAAGACAGGAAGGAGTCAAAGAGGATCTAATTCCTACTATGGTCGCAATCAGCCAAGCTGAATCCGGCCTGGATCCGAGAGCATTGAACCCCGATAGGAGCACAGGTGATTATTCATTTGGTCTCTATCAAATTAATATGATTGATGAACCGGGCTACATGCTCGGTGCTGAGCGCCGCAAGAATTTAGGTCTTAGAGCTAACGAGGAGTTATATGATCCTAAAACTAATGTACGGGCAGCAAAAGCAATTCTTGATTCGCAAGGCCTAGGGGCTTGGTCAGTCTATAAGTCTGGGGCGTACAAGCAGTATCTACCTGGAGCTCAGCAAGCAGCAGGGGTTTCCTCTTCTATGCCACAGCCGACTGCACCTCCTCCGGTGGATGACAAACCTACTGATAAACCAACCGTAAAAAATAATGCGGAGTTTTTAAAAAGCTATATCGGCGGTGGTTTAGGAGCTACCCGTGCTCTTGCACCACCAGCTGCCCCCAAATCTTTCGATGTGTTAGGCCTACTGCAGGGTGCCTTCAAAGCTCCTGAGTTGATGGAATGATGCGATTTGCGGCGATACCTGGTTATAGCCAATCGTTTCCTGTGACGTACAGGAACATGTACAACGATTATCAGCTTCTGACAGCAGGGTTCAGTGATCCGTTCAACATGAAACGATCAGAAAAGCACACGCCATGCGATCTAGTCGTTTCATACACAGGCGAAAATGATCCGCGTTATCAGTTAAATAATCCTGCCTACATGAGAGAGGTCACTCGCTCATATGCTGATTCCATGCCAGGTGTCGTCGTTAACAAACAACCGGTGCAGGCAACATGGTGAAGCCGACAACCAGATTAGGCTACATGTTTGGATTGCGTCGAGATGACGTGCCTTCGGAGCCACAAGGTCCAAGCATGTTCGGGAGAGCGCAGCGACCAAGAATGGCAGGAGATGTGTTGCCGCTAAACTTATTAGAGCCAGGGGAACAGCCTGTGCCTTACGCAACAGGATCAATACTACGCCAAGGCTTACGTGGCGATCCATCAAACCTAGATCTCATGACAAGATAATGGGACAAGCTAAAGATCAACTTGGTGGATTGCCTATGCCCACCGACGTCATGGGCGACTCTTCAAGCAAAGTAGAGCGCATGGCAGGAAGTGCTTTCAGTGCTGAATCCCCTTCAGGTCTAGAGGAACAGGTAGGTTCTAAGTACTCCAGCGGTTCGCCTTCAAAATTATCTCGCTCTAAATATTTATCTGAAGGCGGGGGCCAAAGTTTCGGTTCTTAATTATGTCAAAACACAAAATGCCACCCGAGCTTCTTGCTCATTTCAAAAAAAAGAAGGAAGAGAAAGATGGTAAGGGTGAAGAAAAAATGACAGACAAAGAGAAGCGTAAGGATGCTTTGAAGAAAGCAAGATCACGCATGGAAAAGAAGGACAAAAAAGAAGATTGATCTGATACCGCTATAATACATTTAAAGAAACCCGCTGAGAAGAAGTGTCAAGCAGTAGTTCTAATAAACAGCCGTTGATGGTCGATCGTCCGGCAACGACGTCCACTTTACTGACGGTTGCTTCTGGCCAGGCATTTAGCACTAGCCTGGTTCCGACTGCTGTTGGTAACGCGACAAAAATCTTTGACGCTGACTCTGGGCAGACAGACACCTCAATTTCGGGTGCTTACATCGACGAAATCTTTCTGCGCTACAGCAAGCGCACAATCGAAAAGATTGATGCACAGACTGCTACGACTGGTACTTACTCTGCAAACGGTACCACAATTACAGTAACGATCAGCGCTGGACATAATCTTCAGGTCGGACAGAAGACCTTTTTAGACATCACGAGTCGCAGTTCAGGCACAGACCCAATTGATTTAGAAGCAACGGTTCTGACGGTAACTCCAACGACATTTACCGCAGCGATTCCAAGTATTAGTGGCACAATTACTGGCAACGTTGATGTGTCTCTTCCTATTGATATTTGCTTCTACCTAGTTAACGTTGGAACTCTAAGTAATACCAATCAATTTTTTCCTTTATTTGTTGCCAGTGTTGAAGCTGTCAAAGAAAATCTTGCTTACAGTTTGACTATTAAAAAGGATTTACCTCTCATTAATCATCCCACCGTTCAAGCTGGTGCTAATTTCGACGGTGCTAATAGCCAAATCGCTCCAAAACAGCGTGGTTTGATGCTGCGCCGTGGTCAAGCTCTCTATGCCGCTGTTAGTGGCGCCACTGCACTTACAAACGGCTTCTATGTAGGCGTACAAGGCGGCTTCTATTGATTTAAAATCATGCCTTTTGGACTCAACAAGTTCAAAAGCTCGTCATCAGGGCCTTTTGACCGCAACCAAGACAAAAATTTCACTAAATTAACGTCTTTTCAGGGGCCAAACCGTCGTGCAGCGGCTCCTAATCCCTTTGACATCACTAGAAACCCCGAAGAGAGTAGTGAAATCAGGTTTTACAACCAAGATTCTCTCTGGTCGCGTTGGAGAAGAGGTTATGAGCTATATTCCATCACGCAAAGCACGTTAGGCTCTTCTTTTAGAGAGCGAAAGGCTCGTGGAGACTACCGGCTTTATTTTTCCTTTCAACAATTCCCTGGAATCTTTGTCCCGGCGCGTTTATTTACATATCCATCTGCAAGTAACGAGATAGGCGAACAATTAGTGGGAATGCGCGACACAAATGCGTTTTCTTTTTACGATATTGGGATTCCAATCGAAGAAGTTCGTTATTTGTCTGATGCAGTTAGTGCCACATACAGCCAAGCGGGCACAACGATAATCGTAACTAAATCAGATCATAATTATTTCATTGGTGATCAGATTTATCTGGACTTCACGACAGGTGGGGCGACCGATGCAACGTTAACGATCACTGACAGGACACAAAATACATTTACGTTGACAGCAGCAACGTCTGCCACCACAAGTGGCAACGTTACTTACTATTTGTCTGCAGCATTCACAGACCCAAGGTGGACCACTACACGAGTAAAACTACGCGAGTTACCTGAGCAGGTCGGCTTGCTAAAAGATGAACGTATTACAGACAGGGTTATTGAACGTGATCCTGGTATAAGTGCTACGTACTCAAGATCATTTTCAACAGTTACTGTCACGACCAGCTCAGCGCACGGGCTTGCGACGGGGAACAAAGTTTTTCTGGACGTCTCTACAGGTGCGGTGGCATCCGGTAGATATTCGATTACCGTTACAGGATCTACAACCTTTACATTCTTAACGATAACAAGTGGTACAACAACGGGAAACGCAAAGGTAAATAGACTAATTCGAGGGTTCGATTACACCGATTATGTTGGCTTCACCGTTACAGGTTCGGACGCGACCACGAAAGAAATTATTTTCCAACGAAAGGATAGCTACGGTGCAAAGACCGTGTCTGGAATCACTGCAACTGTTGTCCCAGCACATCGCGGTTTTAAAGTAGGCCGCTTTCTTACTACAGAATTGAGATGGCAATGCAGTTGTCAAGACTATACAAAGAGAAGAGGTTACAATCTATTCGAAGATAGAACAAAGAAAAAGTTTCCTGTAACACCTGTTGAGAACTTACGTCCTGGTCAGACTTTAAGTAAGGATAACAGTCTTAGTGACACAAGGGATAATCCTGGTGTTTTTGAGGACTTTGGCTATACGACTGTCAATAATTTTTATCAGATTCCTGAGTATGAGGACAAAGCAGAGTTTTCATCCCAGAATTTAATGTACTATCAACCTCGGTGGTGCAAGCACATTTATGCATCGATGTGGGCACTTATACATGATGAGGGTGGACAACCGATCGCTCTGTCTGCTTCTTATACGCAGTCGGGTCCAAACATAACGATCAGTGCGGTAGATCATGGACTTGAGCAAAACCAGCGTGTGAAAATTACCTTCACCAGTGGTTCTGCTTTGAGTGGCGATTATGTTGTTTCTTCGGTGACAAATTCCAACACATTCGTCATTGTGTATCCTTTTAGTGATACGGCTTCTGGTTATTGTGATGTGTCTAACTTGCAGCCTCATGAGTACGTAGGCACTTGGCTCCTCGAGCCGAGTGATCAACCCGTGGGTAAAGGTCTTGAAACTTTCTATAAGAATTTTGAGAAAGAGGTAGTTAAATTAAAGGAAGCTGCTGAAAAGTATGTTCTTGACAGGCAGTTCTTTGGCTGGGCCGGTACGCAAAATGTCGTCGGTCAGAGAAATAACCCCGAAGACGTTGCTGACTTCAGGCCCTCTGCCGCGTCGATGTTGTTGACGGATGACATAAAAAGGAATGCACAGGGCCTTCTTGACAGAGCTGGTACGGTGTTTAACACCACAAGCAGGTTCACACAGTTAGTAAATAAACTTTTCAACCTACAACCCCAAGTAATTGAAAATGCAAAGTTCGGACTTATCGACCAACCCTTAAGTGAATATACAGATGAGTTTGAGCAGGGATTTGTAGAGGGCGGGGAATATGTAAGTGGTGTACCAACGGAGGTATCCGCAACTGTTGTGCAGATTGAAGGCAGCACCTACAGTCCGTTAACTGACCAAGATAGAATAATTGATGCCGGGATATACATAAATACGTAAATGTCTGTACAGATTCTTTCTAGAAGGTCCTCAGTCTTACGCGACCGTCCGTTTCCAACACGTTTAGGTGATGGAGAGCTTGCAATTAACACAAACACAGCAGAGCCTGGTCTTTTCTTCAAGGACAGTGGCAGTGGCCTTATAAAGGCAGGACCAGTTCATGTGGGAGCGACAGCTCCTAATGCCTCTGGCGTTGGGTTTACTTCGAACAGCAAAGGAGAATCTTGGCTTGACACCGCAAGCACACATGTATTGAAAATTTTTGACGGTACCTCTTTTCAGACGGCAAAAGCCGTCGTGTCACGTAGCGCAGGACAACCTTCCAACCCGGTAGACGGACAGTTGCACTACGACTCCACTGCTTCTAATTTATTGATGTATGACGCTACAGCAGCTGCGTGGGTAACGATTTAATTTTTAAGCAAATGATCAAGGATGCGATCAAGCTTGGTGTGAACTGACTCTATTTCGCGTAAAAAATCTTCTTTTAAGACATACTCGCGTGTAACTCTGTCCTGCAAGTCGTCGATGTCGTCTTGTATTCTTTCGAAACGGTGCTCGATTTTTTTATTAAAATTATTCAAAGCACGTGAAAGCCCGGTGAAAGCACCAATACCTCCTGTAATCACAGCAGTAATCACCTCTGGCGACATAACACTTGTCCTATAAAGTCATTCTAAAGTATGCAACAATTTAGAATGAGTGAAACGATGTAAGTGTATATGTCTAGGTACGAGCCAAACATAGGCGGTGCCATCGATATCTTAATCGATATCATGACGGCCAATGGGTTTACATTGACTAGGCAACCGTACGATCATAATTATGGGGGCTTAGTCGAGGCTTTAATTGATTTAAAAGAAGGTTTTCCTACTTTTGCACCAGAACGTGTTGGTTTCGATGCGACAACTTTTGAAGCCGTGTCTGATGGCGATGCTCTTTACATGCGATCGTCTGACGGCAAGGTAGGTAAAGCTCAGGCTGATGGCAGTCAAGATGAGGCCCTCGTCGTAGGTTTTGCAGATGATGATGCAGCTATAGACGCAACAGTAAAAGTTTTAGTAGCTGGTCTTTTGGATTATCCCAGCGCAATCGATCCTGGCGATGTTTACTTCTTATCAACCACAGCAGGGGAGATAAGCACAACCGCTCCATCCACAGCAGGTCAGTATGTCACGAGGGTTGGAGAAGGTGCTACAACCTCTAATTTTTCAATTCAGATTGAACCACCCATTCTCTTGTCCTAATGTCAGGAACAACTGATCACAGACCATACGCACCTAATTTTGAGGGCCTTAACGGTGTTCTTTTGGACCTCAAAGCCACCATGGCCGGTAGAACTGTCTACGCAGTGGCTGGTTTTGGTGCATTGGCTTTCGAAGATGTGACGCAAGGGGCTGCTTTATATGCAAGAGCATCTGATGGTAAGGTGGGCCTGGCAAATGCCTCTGGAACAAGAGATGAGGCAACAGTTGTTGGTTTTGCACAAACCGCGAAGACTGCAGGTCAAGAAGTTCGTTGTTTAGTCGTAGGTATTTTAGCGACTTCAGGTTTAGATGTAGGGGAGCCGTATTACCTGGCAACAAGCGATGGAGCCGTAACGAAGAATCCTCCAACAACAAATGGACACTTTGTTGTGCGTGTCGGTGAAGCAGCTACGACTGCAAATTTAGCAATACAAATTGAACCACCTATTCTACTTAGCTAGCATTTTTACTGCTGCTAAGATAAAAAGAATGAACAGCTATTGGCTTCTAACAGTTAGCTGCTAGGAAA